GGAGACGGAAATCGAGCGCATGGTGAAGTGGTTCCGCGCCTGGGATGCTGTGCGCGATATGAAGGGAGAAAGGGTGATGGGAACCTCAAACAAGCCCGTTGATCAAGGTTGGTATGAACTTGTCGTTGACGCTATGGCTGAAGCCGACAAGGCCATGCGAAAATTCCCGCAGCCCAACTATGTGATCAGCAAAATTGCGGAAGAGACAGGCGAGGTGGTTAAAGCGGCCATCCACTGCGCCGAGGGGCGGGAAACAGCCGCAAACCTTCGCGGGGAAATGAAGCAAGCGATTGCAATGCTTTACCGCCTATGGGTCGAAGGTGATCAGGTCCACGGCTTGGCCTCAGTGTTTGACGCCTTAGGCAAGGAGAACACGCAATGCCCGCCCCACGCCTCTACATTTCCACCATCACCGCCGACCTGACAACGGAATACCGCGCGTTGCCGAAGCCGCACCCCGGCGCGGTCGCGTATGTGCCGGAGGGGGCGGGCGTTCGGGTCAAGCCGCTTGATTGGATTTGGGTCCACACGAACGGCGGCGAAGTCCTCGATGCGGTAGGCTTCAATGTCGTCTACCGGATCATTCCGCGCGCAGGAACGTTCAGCCTATGTGGGTCCGAGGTTGACGGGAATTATCCCACCCTAGACGCCGCCAAAGCCGCCGCGCAGGCCGACTACGAAGCCCGCATCATGGCCGCGCTTGAACCGATGGAGACGAGCGATGAGTGATCTACTGGAACTGGCGGCGAAGATGTTGGACGGCGTGATGCCGGGGCCGTGGACAGTGGAGGGTCCGCCATGGAACCAAATCATCTGGTCATCGGCAGAAAACAGGGTCGCGTTCTTGGCTCACAGCAACGGCTTAGATGATGACCGTGACATTGCGACCGCCCGCTTCATCGCATGGGCGCGGGAAGCCGTGCCAGCACTGTCTTCCCGTGTCGCCGAACTGGAGCGCGATGTGGCGCGGCTACGAACTGACTGCGCCATCCTTCTTGCCCAGATCGACGCTACCAAGGATGTGAACGGCGTAGGGCCAGAGGACGAAGATGCCGCGCTGGTGGAGCAAATCCGCGCTGACCTGCGTCGAAGATGGATGGGTCTCACGCAACCCGCCCCGACAGAATACGCGCGCAAACTGGCCCAACTGAAAGAGGACTTCCCCAATGGTATCTAAGGACACCGGCTTTCACCCGTCCGACCCGGACTGGACGCGCGGCAGAACTATCGCCATTTCGGATGCGGACGCATTGGCCCGCCGCCAGATCAGCATGAGGCGCGAGGTGGCAATGCGCGAACTAGCGCGCCTCGGTCAGGCATATGACGCCCCCGAACCCACTCCCGCCCAAATCGACCTCCTCTGCCTCTCGGTGCAGGACGTGATCAACGGGCGGTTGGAAACCGGAGCTGCTGCGGCTGACCTCGCGGCGGTGAAGGAACACCTGGACACGGCGCTGAAGCTGACCGGGTTTGATGGGAGTGGGGAATGACCATTACGGTGAAAGTTGGCGACAAGATCAAGATTCTGGCGTCATGTTGCGAGCCCGACATCATCTTCACCAAAACCGTTTATAACATCCAAGACGTTGCGTAGAGGATCGAATGAATACTTTTCTATGCCTGAGAACTGAAAAATGTGACACCGGGAAATGCCAGGAATGCGCGGATCAATGCTGCATGGTCAGAAATCGAAGATCTGGGCGAGTAATAACCGAAAAGCAATTGCGCCTGACTCGATGGCTGCTTATGACGCTGAGTAACAACATTGGGAACTGGAGCGAGAAAGTTTACCGTGTAGGTCAAATGCGACGCATTCACAACACTCCACGCCCAACCACCGGCGGCGGATGGATTTGCGGCTATGAGGAGCGAGAAGACGGGAAGCTTTACCAGACTTGGACGCAACCATAATGGGCATGATTATCTGGCACCTAATTGGCGACGAGGAGAGTTCGGCAGAATACACCTATCACCTAATTTCACATGATGGGAACAATAACATCTACGTACATGATGGATTCTCCGATACGATTATTGACACGTTCCCGCTTGAAACATTTATGCGCGACATTACCCTCACGGATGCGGGCAACTTTGAAGGCGGATTGGTTACTCAGCTTTCGACAACCTCAGGCGCCGGCATAAAAATCAGGGATGGGCTGTCCGCATCTATTGTTGATTCATTTGCAACCGGGGGATCGCCACGCGGCATTGCCTGCTCAAATGGCGGCAACCTGATTGCAATCAACAACAGCACTGCCGATATTCACACAGGCATTACATCAACCGTTGGCTCGACGTTCGGCATACCTACAGAAGCAAACGTAGCCTGTGTCCATCCGATAGATGGGACGCTGTATGTGGCACCCTCAGCTATTGGAGTGATATCTATATACAACATTGGCAGTTCGACGGTCATTGATACCGTGCCGGCCATTGGTAGCCAAACCATAGTGATTCCTCTTGAATAAAAAGTTATTCAAATTAGTTGTTTTGAAAGCGTGGGTTTTGGCGAAACTTGCGTTTCTTGTTGCGTGGGTTTATTTCGGGCTTACGATTCTTGGTGTTGGCAAATTGCTTGCCTTCTTCATCGGGATTTTCTGCGTGTTCATCATCGTTAGAAATGACAGGCGGGAATGGCAGGACAAGGCTATTCTTGAATTTCCTCTATCAACTTATTACCCCCCAAAACCCCAAGCGCAGCCCCCGGAGAGGTAGTCGCTTTACGCGCTGCAGCTGTAGTTGCCGCACTTACCGCTGCTGGAACTGGAGTTGTCAGCGCATTGATTGCTTTTGATTGATTCTGGAATATCTCGAGTATTGGGCCGAGTACGTTGAATTTGCCGGCCATGCTGGCAACTGTGCGGTTTAATCCCGCGATAGCTTGTGCGGATGGGCCTTTGCCGTTTCCTGTCATGGGCACTGGTTGTCGCAAAGTCTCGAGCCTTGCCATTGCGTTTAGAAACTGTCTTTCTTCGCCTGTGAACAACTCAGACATTCTTTCCGCGCCGATCTTATCCAGGGAGGACTTGATAGCGCCAGAGCGCATGGTTGCTTCGCCAAGCTGGCTCTCTGCATTCCTAAAGGTTTGATCCTTAATCCATTGAACCGCTTCCGCGCGCAAGTCGTTCCATGCCTGAGTTCCGGTTTTGACTTGTTCGGCGCTGCCTCGAGTAAGGTAAGTTTTCAGCTCCCGCAAATCTGAGGCTTTCCACGACTTGCTTAAAACCGCTTGCTGAAATACATCTTCAGCCTTGATTTTGTTCTCTAGAATGTTTCTAACAAGGCTGCGCTCGTTGGTGTCGAACTTGCTCAGCGACTCGGGACGAAGGCCAGCTTCAAAGCTTGCTTTTGCCCTGCGCGCTTCCTGAAATAGATCATCGCCGGAAGTGGTCAGCACATCAGCATCGAGAGATTCTTTCAGCTGCTTGAGAATTTGCCTACCGAAATCATTGGTCGAGTTGTAACGCTGATTTATTACCTGCCTAACTGTTTCGGCTGTCTCTACATCCACCTTGCCGACCACTTTGAACTTGTCATTAATAATGCCGCGCTCCATCAGGTCGCCGCGCAAGGACCTGATCAAGCCGCCAGTTAATTCATTGTCTGGAGCGCGCGCGCGCAAGTTCTGAGCGTAACGATCAAGACTTACAACTTTCTCGCCTGGCGCTGAATCCCTGACTGATTTGTACAGCCTTGAAATCTCGCTATCGAGTTGTGTTGCTTTGTTCAGGACGGCATCAGCCACCGGCGAGCCTGAAGTGGTCGCATTTCCACCGGTACCACGGATATTGGTGTCGAAAGCATTGCTGATTGCTGATTCCTGCCCCTCGAGCGCATTCCTTACGCCTGTAGATGTTTTTGCAGCTTCTTGCTGCAGTTGGAAGTCATCGGCATTACGTGTCACCTGCGCGCGCGTGGGCTCTATACCTTGATTCTTGAAAAAGTTGAACCGCTCAGCCTGCTCTTTTGTCAAAACGCCTTGCTGCTGCATTTTGGATAGCTCCTGCATGGCAAGATCATCTATCTGGCCAGGATCAACACCATCAAGTGCTTTTATGGCTTGCTGCGTCAGCGTTCCGTCCGCGTTAATAATGTTAGCTGGTGCTTTACTGCCAAACAGCTTCTGGAAAACCGGACCCATTACTGCGAATGCCGCCCTGCCGCCAAGCTCGCCAAGTCCTGCGAGTATAGGAGTGGTAGCCAGTTTCGATAGCTCAACATCTTTGCCGGCAACAGCATTACCAGTCTGATCAATTGACTCACTTGCAAGGCCGGTAGCAGCCTGAACGCCGACAGCCGCAAGCAATTTGCCGCCAGCGGTAGCAGCGCCACCAGCCAGATACGGCCCCGCCTCTTTAGCGATGTCGAATATCGCATTCTCAGCGTTCGTAATGTCGTTAAACGAAGGGCCGGGCTTGTTCACGTAGAACATGCCGCGTGGCGTGTTGATCAGATCATTGCCGTACTTGTCTTTGCTGATACTTGGCTGCTCGTTTGTGATCAGCGACGACAAGCTGCGAGGCGAGCGCAGGTGTGGATTGTTCTCGGATGCGAGTTGTTGCTCTGCGGTGCCGCCACCTGAATATTCGGGGTAATCCTCCTTGCGCGGATTGAAATAGCGCGCAACAAAATTCCGATTATCAGGCTCAGGCCCACTATCGAGCACGAAACCAGCAGGCAAACCTTGCGTTTGCTGAGCAGGTTGATCCAGTACAAATCCAGCGGGCAAATCTGCCATTTACAAAGGCTCCCATTGTCCATTGCGATAAACTGCTTTCTGTCCGGTTTGCGGGTTGGTAGCTGTAACGCCTTCCTGAAATCCGCCCTGACTTGGAGCTTGCTGAGTTGCTGCTGGCTGAGCGTTTCGCTGCACCGCTGGATTCTGCGCAAGCCTGCTTTGGATTTCCTGCAACTTGGCCTGCATCCTGCCTTCTGATGCTGCGGTGCTTATGCCGCTTGCCGCATTCGCCAAAATCTTGATGTCAGTTTCAGACAGTACGCCAGTCATGCGATTGAGGTTGCCGAGCGTTAACAGGTTCTCGAGCTCTTTTAGATCCGCTTCAGTATCTGCAGAGCTGCCGCGAATTGTTGGCAACCTGGATGAAATCGGACCGGCCACATTGTTGAGCGCTTCAGGGTTTGAGAGCATCCGTGTTGTTAGGTCATATGCTCGCTGCGTTTCCGTGGTAATGGAACTTTGACGCTGTTGGTTTTCTGTCATTTTTGTCTGAGCTTCCTGCTGCTTGAGCGCAAATTCTTGCTCACGCATGCCTGTCTGCTGCTGATCAGTAGTGATCTGCTGTTGTGTACGCTGGTTTTGAAGCTGCTGGCCTTCAACATTCAATTGCTTGAGATATTGATCAAGCATATTTGACTGTTGTGGATTCAATGCCTCAGGAGTGCCAGAGAGTTGGCCGGTTTGATTGTTTCGTTGCGCAACGATGTTTCCCTTGTCGTCTTTGATATCAGCAAATATCTGCGACGCGCTCGCTTCAACCCTTCGACGCATCGCTGCTGATTCTTGCTTCAACTGTTCGGGATTGCGAAAGTGACCCAACAACTTATCAATTTCTTCAGTTGGAATGCCCGCCTGCGTCATGGTTTGTTTCATTTCCTGCCCTATGACAGCGGCTGATTGAAGATCCCCCTTCTGCACCAGGTTATCGAACGCAACACCGTTAACCGCAAGCACTTGCAAAGCGCCTCTGCGCAGCTCCAAGCTATTTGCTGTGTTCTGTGTTTTCTGGCCTTCAATCTGCAGTGCGCCGGATTCCATGCTTTGCGCGTGTTGAGCCTGATTCATTTGATCAATACCAGCGTTACGCTCGTTGGTTAAGGCATTCTGCTGGACTTGTGCACGCGCAGCCAAAGGCCCAGAAATATCCAGTTGCGTAATGCCAAGCGGTATACGGGAATCAGCCATTATGCGGTTCTCGAATAGAGGTCAGTGATGGAAGGGTTTGGAGCGCCAACAGAAGTTGCAGTTGTGCCTTTTGGCACTACAGGCTGATTTTTGTATGCTTGGTATGTGAGCAGGTTTTGTATGCCACCATTTACCGCATTGGCCACACCGACTGTTCCAGCCGCTTTTGAGTCGCCAGCCGATACAAGGAGGTTCGCTTGATTCGCCGCATTGCCGGTCAAAATGTTGGCGGTGTTGGTGCCGAGGTCTGATTGCAAGCCAGAGACAGTGTTGGTAGTTGAGTTATTCATATCGGTAAGGCGTGAGTTTGCCAGGTCGATAATATTCACCGTATTGGCTGCGGAGTTGTTCAGGTTATCCGCCATCGCATTACGCGTGCCTACTTCCAGATTCGCAATGTTTGCGCCTGCCGACATGTTGGTATTGGCCGTGGCGTTTGTGGCGTCAAGCCCCAACCCTGCAAGCTGGAAGCGTTGCGCTATGTTCTTGCTCAGAAGGTCAGAGCCGAGTAACAGCAATTCATTGTTCAATGCTTTCGCAGTGCCGCCAGAGCCAACCCTGCCCTTTGCTGCTTGATTGTTGAATACCCGGCTTTGCGCATCGTCAGCCAGTGCCGCATAGAACGGATTTTTGGTGATGAAATCCTTCTGTGACTGCGGATCATTGATTAACTTCTGCAACCCGGGAAGCGTTGAATTGCCCGCATCAACGTATGGCTTGAATCCTTCAATCGCTGCGTTACGCGCTTCCTCGATGCGTTTCTTGGCTTCCTGCCCGCCTTCTCGGATCAGTGCATTGGAGCCTGCATAGGCTTTATCCTGAATCGCTAACGACTGGTCGCGAGCATCACCGATCAACCAGTTTGAATTTGTGGCGCCGGTGTTGACCGTATCGATTGCTTGCGCGGTCGAGTCTTCGATGCGTTTGACGCCAGCATTGGCTGCGGCCTGCTGGAGTGCGCCAGCATCTTTGGCAGCATCCGCCTGCGTGTTAGCTGCGCTGTTGGCAGAAACTCCACCAATAACCGAGCTGGTAACAACTGCTGCAGCTATCCAAGACATTTGACGCCCTCGCTTAATAGATTTTCATACGAAGGCAAAATCACCTCCTGTTCGATTTGTTCAAGACTGTCTATGCCATTCCACGGATGCACGTTGATCCAGACCGCATCCTCAAGTACGTAAGCCGCTTTCTTGATTCCAGCACCAGACACGAAGGTAAACGGCGCTTCAATGTCGTAATCATCTTCTTCAGTGACGACGCGAATTTTCCCTTTGGCCAGAATATTGATGCAGGAATGACGATGGATCTTGCCTGTGATGACGCAGCCTTTCGGAATGCGTAACTCTCGGGTGTATGTGCCATGCGCGTAATGGTGTAGTGTTTCTAATTCAATTTGTTCGCGCTTGAGCAGCTCAGCTTCGAGCGCGGCTATCTGACTGCGAAACGGGTTAATGATCTCTAAGGCCATGTTGCTATTGCCACCCGCTTCCAGGTATCAGTTGCCGTACACACGTAAATAAATCCGGCGTCCCAAGTAATCGTTCCAGCCACTCCCGGCGCTGTTGCCGATGCAGGCGGATCGCTCGCAATACCGAGGCTTGAGAATGTCGCAATGAGATCAACACCAATGTTCGGATCTCGATCTTTCTTCCAAAGCAGATAAACCGATTGCGCGAGCTTGCTTAAAAACTGTGTCAGGCTTGCGTTATTTGTTGCAGGCGCTCTGACGGGGGGTGGATTGTTAGCGGGCATCAGACACCAAGATTTATGTCAGCGCCGGCACTGTGAATACACCAGTAAACCGGATCGCTCACAGAAACACGCAATACAATGGATGGGCCAGTAACGTTCAGGCCGTGAAACTTGATTTCTTTCTGGTACTCGCCTGCTATACCAACATTTGCCATGCGATCAACGCCGAACGTGCGACCACCGTCTGCGGATATAGCAAGGGTCACTTTCGGGCTTGGAACTGAGACAGTGCCAATGCCGGTTTCCATTACAAGCGTGACTTCGCTCAATTCAATGTTCTTGCCAGGCGCATCAAACAAGCCGCCGTGAATCGGCGCGGAGTCTCTTACGCGAATGATGGTGTCACCGTTTTCGGTGAAATAATCTTCATGCAGCTCGAGCACGTTGCCATCTTCATCGGCGACCAGATGCTTGTTGTAGCAATACGCATATGAGTTGCCGCGATAACGTCCGGTTTCGGTTGCAAGGTCATACGTGGATGAATTCAACTCGAACCATTGCCCGCCTTCAGGGTAAGCATACGTCTTGTTGGCTGATGGGAATTTCAGGATGTAAAAATTCTGCTTGTGAAACCGCATCGTCCAGCCGATAGCGTCTGAATAGCGGCCAAAGTTTGCGATTTCTCGCACCAGATTTGCCGGCAGAATGTTGTCATTCACACCGGCATCTGAAATCGAGTAGACGTTTCGATCATCGCCAAGGAAGTACATAGCGCGGTCGGTGTGTGCCACTGAATTGCGCGCACCACAACCGATTTGATACAAGCCGCCTTCCATGCGCTCGAAAGGTGGATTTCCTTCGCCAGAGTTCCACCATGTTTCAGTGGTCAGCTGGCCGAGCAGGAACAGCTTTTGACTGAACACATACACGCGAACCAGTTTGTCCGCCGCGCTTTCTGCTGTGGCGTAGTTCAATCCATCAATGACAAGCGGAGTGCCTACGTCAGAAGTCATCCAGCCATCTTCCAAACCATCATAGATAGCCTGATTGTTCAGCACTGCAACAGAGAACGGGTTTTCGAAGTCTGCTGGGTCACCGTATGTCAGCGTTGTCGTATCTTGATTCCACTCCCACGCTGCGGTTTCGCCGGCTGTGATAACAACAGAGTTCTTGAGCCCTTCCAGCACACAGCGTTCAGTGCCGGTTATGGTACCAAGCAATGTGCGCGTGCCGTTCTCAGCAATTGAGTGAAGCTGAGTACCAGTGACTTTGTAAACTATGCCTCGGTGAGCCAGCATGCCGCGATCAATGCCAGAACCGGCCGACCACGGCGTCGACAATCCCGGAAAGCTGTCGAGAATGTATTTACTTACTCCATCACCTTCCTGAATCTGTGGCCACCAGTTACGACACACCTGCTTGCTTTGCGGGCGTGAGCGATGCTCCGACGTGCCGCCGGTGATGTTGATCGGGATTAGCATTAGTAATCGACAGGTCTTTCGAGAGATTCAAAATCAGGCAGCACAATCTTGCGTATCTCTGGTTTTGCGACATTGCGCAGCGCCAGGACACGGTTAAATTGCTCGCCTGATATTTTTAGTGGTACTGCAGCGCTAAAGGCCATCAATGCAGCAACGTGCGGGGCTACAGAGTCCGGCACAGCGCCGGCTTTGGACCATTCGGCAAGCCCTTCGCGGTCAAGGTCGTCGTAAACCTCATCGTAGATTTCAACGAACAAAGCATCATGCTCGGCGCGTAGCGATTCCGGTTGAGAGACGATACCAAGCAGCATACCTGCCCGCTTTCTGACCGCTTGAATGTCAGCCATTACTCAGCGCTCTTTCCGCCGCGTTTCTTCGGTTTTGGCGCTTCGACTTCATCCGTCAATTCAGCGTCTTCACCAGCTTTTTCCCAATTCTTTGTGCTGAGCGCTTTGGCAACGATATGATCTTCTTTGCCTTCCCATACCGAGGAGTCGATAACACTTCCGAACTTCACGGGAATGTTGAAACTCAGGACGGACTCGGTAGCATCCTTGTTGATATAACGTAATTTCATTTGATCCTCACAGTGAAAAAAAGGGGCGGCGTTAACCGCCCCAAACCTTCGGTTAGTCGAGCGTGTAAAAGAGCTCAAGCGTCAGGGTGCCGCCGGTGTTAACCGCAGCATCTTTCAGCGTAAGCTTTACTTCAAGCACTCCACCGGGATCAGTCGCTTGTCCGGAGACAAACTCCCAAGCCATTTTGCCGATATTTGCCACGTCAGTAACAACGCGGGTGTTTGCTGCAGCAGTGAACACATCGATGTCAGCGCGCAAGGCGTCATCGTCGCTCGTGATGTTGCTGTCTACGGCAAACAAGCCGATATCGATTGTGGGCGAGCCAGAAGCGGCAAGGTCATCCGCGTACAGTGTTGATGATCCAAGAATGCGAGCATTCGACGGAATCCGGAACATTGCATAGGTTGATGTGGCAGAGTCAGCAGCACCAACTTCTACGGTGGCGGCTACAACTTTTACGCTGTAACCATCACCCTTGCCTGGTGCTGTTTTATTGCCTCTGCGTGTTGCGTTAAGGGCTACAATTGCCATGATTTACTCTCCTTAAGCGTCAGCAGATGCAGAGTGGAAAGATGTGATCATTCCGTGCTGCTTGCCGTTGTAGAACGTTTTTTTAATGTCATGCTTCATGGACAAGCCGACGCCGTTTTGATGCTCGTAATCGTCTTCTTTGCGACGCTTGAAGGAAGGCATACGACCAAGGCCGATACCAACCGCCTGCGCTCCGCAGAAGAAGCCAACGCCGACACGCGAGGTTGTATCGCCACCAGTTTTCAGTGTGTCGCCGGAAGCGGCATTTGCGCCCCATACGCCATCCCAAGGAGAGCCAGTACCGTCGCCATCAATGAAGATGTCAATCTCTGGAACTTCCTTGATGATTACGCTATCCCACACCAAGTCACCACCAGTCCAGAGCGGGTTTTCTTTGATGTTTCGGGGCAACGCATCACGCTGGTAAGAAGCAAGATCCACTTTCAGATCACGGAATGCCAACGAACCAATGAAGAAGATGTACCAGGGCTCGTCAGATTTCAGCATGTACGGACGAATCAGCGGATTAGCCAAACCTGCGCGTCTTTTCAGCAAGGACACAACAGCGCCAGTCAACTTGTCGTTGGTGGTGTCGATGGTGCCGAGTGAAGTGGTGTGGTTGCCAGACGTGTAGTTGGCCACTGCTTTGCCGTACAGGATGCGATCAGCATTAGCCGCATTCCATGTGTCCATGTTTGCTGCAGATGCCGCGGTTGAGCCACCAGCGCCCTCAGTGCCGCCGTAGTTGTAATAAACTCCGCCTGCCTCGACTGCGCCCATTGCCTGAATGATCTGATCGCGCTTTTTCTCCATTGCCCAATTCATGAGAGCAGGACGCGCTTCTTCGAACAATTCAAACTCTGATTTTTCGTTCTCTTCGTTGTCGATCAGCACGCCATTTCGCCAGTAGGTAGGCTGGAGAATCTGCGCATAGTTGGACAACGACTCTTCGTTGCCTGACAGCGTGCCACTGCCTTTGACACCAGAGCTTTTCAGCTTGCCAACAAGCGGAATGCTTACGCGCTTGAGGTCTTGCTTAACCTGGAAGATGTCGTTTGTTGATTTGCCAATGTAGGGGCCGAACTTGCCACCCCTGACGTACTCGCGATTTACTTTGTTTTGGAACCGTGTGGCGACATTGCCACTGGATACGCTTGAATTTGACATGCTATTTGCTCCGAGATTTACTCCCGGTGTCAGTCATCGTCATCGAAAAGATCATTGACATCATCAATGCTTTTAACAGAGTCAGCTCTAACAGCCGGTGCGGTTGCTAATGAGGGCGCGTTCTCGAATTTGGGCTTTTTCGCAGATGGCAGATTCAGCTCGGCCAATATCTCGGCTTTGAGCTTTTCTTTGTAAGCAACAGGATCGCCTATCTCATCAGCCAGCTTTAGTTTTTGCTCGTGAGCAATAGCTGCAACCGCTGTTTCATAGGCAAATTTCGCCGGATTTGGGCTTGAATACATCTTGTTGACAAGACTTTGATCAGTCTTTGCCATCTCGATGAATCTTGCCGCTTTCTCGTCATAATCAGGCTTCAGCTCGCGCATTAATTCCTGGCTCATCTCGGCTTTCGCCGTGAGAATTTCGTTGCGTGTCGTGTTTTTTAAATGCTCGGTATAAGCATTTGGATCAACGAACACATCCGGCACTTCTTCCTGTTTCTTATCTGGAGGAGCTTTACCTTGTTTAAGGGTGGCAAGCTCATCTTCTGCAACCTGGCGTTTCCGCTTCTCTTCTAGATACGCAGTTTTGGTCCAGCTCTCGCTGGCATTAGCTGTCTCGTCTTTCTCCGCTGCAGGCGTCGCAGCGTTCTTTTCGCCCTTATCGTCAGTTGTTAACTTGGTAATCGTTTCAACGGCTGCGGCTTCCTGCGCACTACCTTGATCCTCTTCCTCGTCTTCGGCATCAGATGTTTCAAAGACATCATCCAGCTTGCCTAGATCACCGTTGTCGTCGTCTTCTTTGTCGGCCATACATTTCTCTCTTGCCCGA